GATCGTGGTCCAAACACCAACTGAACAGGCTTCTTGATGGTTATCTTACCGATGGATCCATCAACAAGAGTAAATTCACCAACCAACTGAAGACCATTATTAAACACAACCAACTTAATATCACCCATAACAACCTCCATATTAATAATTAAACGAACGGTGAGTAATCAGGTTTCTGCCAATCCTTGGGTTTCTGTATCTTTCCATGTTCATTTCTTAACAACTTACCAGTAACAGGATCCATCTGAAGTTTAGCCAAATTTGCTTTTGTTAATACTTTCCATGCAGCGTCAGTCTTAAACCCTTCAGCATTACAATATCCGATAGTGACCCAAATAAGATCTAATGCCTCGTTGAGAATATGAGCCTTGTCATTAGTTAGGAGTGCATCCTGTAGCTCTTTATATTCTTCACGAATCAACCGTGCATATAATTCGGAAGCATCTTTAGGTTTCGCGTCATCATAAAGGGATAATTGTTCACAACGAGTCTGAAAACCATAGACATCATCAATCATAGAATTGAACATAGAATTCCTCCATACCAATAAGTTGAATGAGTATAACACAAAGAGGGGGATTATGCAAGTAGCCCAGGTGTGTAAGTTAATTTACCATTAACTTTATGAGCAGTAAGAACTTGTTTCTTTTGATTTCCAAGAACATAGGAGATATGAACCCAACCAGAATTAGGTTGACCAGGAACATAGAACTCTAGAATCACTTGGTGATACTCAGGAAGATTGTCCTTTGCCCACGATGCCACATCATAATTAGAAACCCCATCAATCTCAAAATCTACAGCTTGCCCAAGACAATGCTTACTGAGACGATCAACAGTAGAGGTTGCTGGATTGATAGCCGTATTGAGAGCCATAGAACGATACCCAGAATTAATTCTAACCGGTTTATTAAAATGAGATCTGATCGGCTCTAATACCTTTTCACAAATGAGCTTTAAATTAGCAAGGTGTTCTTCGGTTGGTGAATTATCAATACCAAGACGAGTCGCAACATCTGAACGAGTAAATTCTGAGAGTGAGAAGTGTTGTGATAGTTTCATGTTACACCCACATACAACGACGATATTTCATGAGCAATTGAAGCATTTCATCATCTTCAGCATGATATTTATCTTCCAATTCATGAGCAACTTTCAATTTATCACTGTATGATTTTGAAAATCTAATGGGGGTATTTGGTTCAATGGAACCAATCATTTCATCAGTTTCACTGTGATCGATAATTGAGTATGGATCTATGCGTTTAGGTCTATCATGAACCCAAAATTTATAGAGTTTGTAAAACGCGCTAGCGGATTCGGCTTGATGAGGATTATCTGTTAATGTCATTTCCCATTTGAGACGAAGTAATCCTTGCATAGCATTTCGTGCTGGTGGTAAAAACCAATGTACGCCAGGAATACAATTTAATATCTCATAAAGATTTTGTAATGGAGTATTTAAATTTTCACTCATTCCAAGTTGACAGTCTATTTCAACATAATCAACAAGTAATTGGAAAGATGAATAGAGAAGTTGTGTGTCAGGATCATGGTAAGATCCATATCCATAATCCTTTGTTCGGATTGTTACTTTGTGTGATGGGTTGATGAATCGATTATGAAGATAGGGGAGAAGATTTTTGAACATAATATTCCATTATCCAGGAGGTTAATCAATTCGCGTCGCGTTGTCCTTCGCTTCGCTTCGGACAAATCATTTATTTAGTTATCATTTAAGGTATCATTTAAGACTCTATAGAAGATATATAGGCAAATTGATTCAAAGATAGTCCTAGAGCGGGGATTATGATTTTGGAGGGTAAAAAAGTATCTATTTATTGGTGTTTTGAAGGGGTGGTTTTTGATGAAGAAATCTTCATGAAGAAAATTTAATTTTATTCTAATCTAATTCTAATCTTTCTAATGTTGCGGTGTATCCAATGGATACAAACTGTAACCAATGGTTATATTGGGAATTAGGTTATTTGGTAGTGTGGGGTTTAGGGTATTCTGAATAGAAAAGTGGCGTATAGGTCAATTCTGACGCATTACGAGGGTGATTTGGGGGTTACTTCGGAGACTTCTTACCAATAGTGTACTTGGGTACTAATCTCCATTCAGGCTTTTCCTTGAATGAGAGAATTTTGATATGGTGAAGTGGGCATGTGGTAGCCACAGATTCTTTGTTAAGGATCTTGATGAGTCCCCATTCCTCTAACAATTTAGCAATGGTGTTTCTCCTCAAGACATCACTATCAGTGATTGTTGAGGGTTTCCCATCAAGTGCAAACAGTTCCTTGAAGTGACAAATGTAGTACTTTCCTCTTTTGTGTAGGATATGACAAGATTGATAGAGGATCTTATCATTTTGTGAGGCAACCCCGATTCGACCAAGAGTTTCACGAATTTTATGGAAGTCATCTGGTGTAGGTAAGGAAACTTCGATGAAGGTAGAGAGATCAATCATGGTGCACCATCCGTTTAAATCATGATGTTTTTTGTTTACCTCCCATATTTGCGACAGATTGAACCTGTTCAAGCTGTTCTCTAGTGAGTACTCGTAATATCTCAAATGCCTTGGTATCTGAGCATTCAAATAGAGTTTTTATAGCATTGATCTGTTCATTAGTTTCTGGTTTGACAAACTTATGGTAAGGTCTCTTTCTATTACGGATAATATTTATAAGATAATGGAATTGAAGCTTTTTATCGAGATGGTGACGCATGTTCATCTCGTTGGCTTGTAGGACACAATCTAGTTGATAAGAGAGTGCTTTGTTGGTGAGAAAGGGGACATATTGAGATTCAAGTTCAGGATCTTCCATAAGATCCTTTTTACCATATTGAATCTGGTTGATGAAGTCAAAGGGATTCATAAAATTTCACATTGCATCATGAGTTCAGTGAGACATGCCATGGTGTTAATCTCATGATCGGCAACGAAAGCTTGTTTATATTGGTAGTCTGCCAAAATTAGTACGGCTTGTGGAATAGAATCTTTTTTCATAACCTCATAGAGATTATCGTATAACTTTCGATAAAACACCTGAGGTTCAATTTCATGGCTCGCCACCCACTTTCGCAAAGATCCAAAATCCTTTTCCTTCATAAATTGGATGATCTGGTTGATATCAACATCCCCCAAATGCACCAAGATGCCGGTATCTATTTTTCCAAATTGAGAGTATCGTTGAAGTTCATTGATGATTCTCCTGAAATCAGGAAAGAAGCGTTTTATAAACTCTGCCAATACCTTCTTATCAAAATCAACATTCTCATTTTTCAAAATAGTCTGTACTCGTTCAAAGAAGGCAGCAGCCATTTTCTGTTTCTCAGCAGATTTGAGAGAGAAGTCTACAACAGAACAACGAGAATGAAGAGGATCGATGATCCGTTGTTTAAAATTTGCCGTGAAAATGAATGAGCAGTTTCCTGCAAACTCCTCCATGGCATTACGAAGTGCTGGTTGAGTTGAATTGGGGTTAAGATAATCCGCTTCATCGATTATAATAACCTTCCTCCCACCGGTCAGAGACATAGAAGAAGCATATTGTTTTATTTTTGTACGAAAGGTATCAATACCTGATTCATCGGATCCATTGATAACAATGAAATCACATCCAATCTCATTACACATTGCTTTTGCAATGGTGGTTTTACCAACCCCAGCCCCTCCAGAAAGGAGAAGGTTGGGGATGGTATTGAGTCGAACATATTCCATGAAAGGAAGCTTCAACCGTTCAGGTAGAATACATTCATCTACTGTTTTAGGACGGTATTTTTCTGTCCATAAAATATGTTGTGTGCTCATGATGCCTCAAATTACTTAGACTCTAATGCGATCCAATAAGTAAGCTTCTTTGCTTCGTTTGAAAAAGAAGCAATTCCTTGAGAGGAAATTGTGATGGTATAGGTACCGTTCATCATCTTCCAATTTTCTGTTTTGAAAACATATTGGAATGGTTCTCCTGTATAGGTGGAGACTTCCAAAGAATCATATGCCTCTGCATCATTGCTACTATCGTAAGTCTTGATAAACACTTTTCCTTTATCACCAACAACAGCAATGTTAGGACTCTTTAGAATAGAAGCTGTTCGCATGACCCAATGAAAATCATCTTCACCAAGAGTAAAGGTGACATCATTGCTCGGAACAACCAATCCCTTTGTTGGGGCACCCTTGATAATCTCTTCTGCACAACAACGATAGGTGATGGTGCTACGTCCACCCTCAATAATCAAATTACTTCCCTTGACAGTAATTTCTGGTGCAGATTTATGAAGAGAGAAAATGGCTAGAAGTTGACTGAGTTCATGAATACCAAAGCCGGTAGGAATGTGTTCATCGATTGTGGCTTCGGCAAGGATGGTCTTACCTTGATTCATTGTTCGTAAGACATTACCCTCACGAAAATAAATCCCAGTATGAATGGTGGAAAAATTCTTTAAAATTGAAATGGTGTTATCAGAGAGAATCATAATATACCTCACAGGTTAATAATATAGTAATTATAAAGGAATCACTCAAACATGTCAACGATTATAATACAACATCAAATTTTCTATTTCTTTTTCTAGGTCATCAAGAGATCCATCGTTAGAAATCGTGTAGTCAATGGGGGATCCAATCCAGTCCCATTCTGATATGTGAATATTTAATTTTTGTAATTCCACCATCTCATGATGGTATCCTCTATTTGCCAACACAGCAGTATTATACCACTCAGGTTCTTCACCCCTTCTAACACGAACAACGATACCATTATTT